AATAAATTCCCATTTTATACTTTAGATACATCTGGTAACCCAACTACAAATACTTTTATATTTGATGATTCAGATCCTCCTGCAGGAAATTCATTTTCTTATACTGTAAAAGAAAGTTTAGGAATTCTTTCTACAGGATTTGACGGATATATTGGGCGCGATTTAGCCTTTACAAATAAAGGATTATTTAGCTCTTCAGTAGCATTTGATTCTTCTTATGTAGGTAAAACACTAAGAATTATCGAAGCTGCAAATGTGGCAAATATTAATGAATATACCATAAATTCAGTTTCTGATGGCGCTCTTTATGTAACTGGAGATACATTATCAGCTTTTGTTAATGAAAATCCTGTTACATTTGAGATAATTTCACGCAGCACTAATTTAGCAGTAACTAGCGGTTCTGGAACTGACGGAGTTTTAGTTTCAATAGTATCAACCTCTACAGCAACATTTACAAGTGCAACTGTAGATTTTGGAACAATTGTTACTGATATAAACGCAGTTAGATTAAAGATAAATGGTTCAGATGATAATAATGGAACATATGATATTTTAAGCGTAGGCACAAACACTGCTACAATTAGAAAAGCTGTAGTTAATGAAGAAAATTTACGTTATGAAGTAGTTGATCCTGATGATGTTAGCAATTATATAGTAGTAAATCATAATGTTGTTCCAAATGGAAATGCATTAAGAGTAACTTTAATTGATGACAGAGATGCAAGCTTCTATGATGCTGGCTGGATTAATGCTCTTGAATCTTTAGAAGCTGTTGAGTGTGACATTGTTGTTCCACTTCCTAAACAAACTATGTCTGTAATTTTCCAAAATGCTTTAGCTCATTGCAAGGCAATGAGTAATATCCGTAATAAAAAAGAAAGAGTTTTATTTATGGGAGCAATTTCTGGATTAACTGCAGAAAATCTAATTGGAACAAAAGACGCTGCAGTAGAAGATATTGGTGTTCTTGAAGGAATTCAAGGAGAAAGTGTTACTGATGTTCTTGCAGGTAATATTGAAGATTTGGCTGATTATTCAGTAGCTAATGCGTTCGGAAATACTTATCGCTGTGTATACTTCTATCCAGATCAAATTGTTGTTCAAGCTGGAACAGATAATGCTGTAATTGATGGTTTTTATATTGCGGCAGCAGCAGCAGGATATGCCTCATATGATACAAGAATTGAAAATCCATTTACAAATAAAACTTTTAGTGGATTTACAATTCAAAGATCAAAACTATTATCACCACTTGTAATAGATCAACTTGCAGCAGCAGGAGTAACAATATTACAACCAGTTGCTGGTGGAGGTCGAGTTGTTTGGGGCATTACTACAACTCAAAGTGGATTCCCAGAAGAGCAAGAAATTTCAATAATCTTTATTAGAGATAGACTTGCTAAAAGCTTAAGAGCAGGATTTAATGGATTTATTGGATCTCCAGAATCGCAAGATTTTGATGTAATGTTGCATACAAGAGCTATAATTTTATTAAATTCATTTATGTCTCAAAAATTAATTACAGCTTATAGAGATGTTTCTGTAGTAAGAGATAGCGTAGATCCTAGACAATGGAATATAAGTGTAAGATGCCAAGTTACTTACCCAATTAACTGGATTTACATCAAAGTTTTCGTCGGACAAGTCTAACAAAGTATTGTAAGGATAATAATTTTATCCTTACAATATTTAAATATATAATAAATATAAGTAAGTCAATTTAACGGAGTAAATAAATATGGCTAATAAGGATAAAATTGCTATTAATACAGGCTCAACTTTAAGTTTTCCAGGAGGTCAAAACAAGACATCGACCTCTATATCAACACATATGGTTATTTATGTAACCCCTACCAATGGACCTCCTATTGCTGTTGGAGCTATACAAGACATTTCTGTAACTGAAGGTCGTCAAATAACAACAATTGATGAAGTTGGAACAGATGGTCATATAGATTCAGTTCCAACAAAATCAACAGATGTATCTGGCAGCTGTAAAAGAGTTAGATTTGATAGATTAAGGATTGCAGAAGCTTTTGGCAGAGGTTTTATCCACGTATCAGCACAAGCATATCCTTTTGATATAGTTATTGTAGATAAACAAAAAAGCGATACTAAATCTCAAGTATCTACAGTAATTAAAAATGTTTGGATTGAATCTATTGCTTATGCATATAATGCAGACAATTGGCTTATAAGTGATGAGATGAGATGGAAGGCTGAGACAATTTTCTCAATTCTTGGAGCAGGCTCTAATCTAAATTCTTCAGGCGGAGCACCAGTAGCTACTGGAGGAGAAAGACAAATTCCATTTAACAATTTAGAGATTGAAAGACAAACTGATACTGGTTCTAATGGAAGAAGAGGCTCTCTTGATGCTCCTGGTTTAATTGATTTAGGTAGCGACGGAACTTTATACTAAATTAATTATAAATAACAATTGATAAAAAGAAGGGAAACCTTCTTTTTATTTTTGTATAAAAACATTTATTTGATATATAACTATATATTGGAGGTTTAATGAGTAAGATTGAAAGTTCAATAGGGTCTATATCAGCAAATAATAAAATCAAAAATTATGATGTACCTGATGAAAGTGAAAGTTTAGAAGAAGTAGAAGAGACAGATTATAATCCATTTGCAGCTTATGAAAGTCATTATATGAAATATAGAGAAGGCGAAAAAAAGCATACATTTGATCCACATAAGCCATATGTAGAGACTCCACAAAATTCTAGAGTTGTACCACCAGTAAGAAATCATTTTGTAGCAAATGATCCTGAAACTGAATCAATAAATGCTGAAATTAATAGAATTAAACAACAAAAAAATGTTCCTGAAAAATTAAGCAATTTTTCAAGAAAAAGATTAGATATTTTAATAGGAATGTCTAAATTAAATAGAGAAGTAATTATAGATGATGTTGCTATTGAATTGCAAAGTTTAAGTTCAAAAGATTTAAGAGAAGCATATGTAATAACTTCTAAATTTAATGAAACTGTTGAATTTTCTTATGAATTAAGACGTCAAATCTTATCAAGATCTATAATCAAAATAGCTGGGATAGATATTTATGATTTTATAGGTGATTATAATTATGATACTGTTTTAGAGCTAGTAGATAATTTGGGAGATAGTTTTTTAAATAGATTATTTGAAGAATATCAAATTTTAAATAAAGAAGTAAATTCAAAATATACTATAAAAAATGAAAAAGAGATGAAAGAGGTAGTTGAAGATTTAAAAAAATAATAAATGAACCGGAATACAGGTTTATATGGCATTTAATGAAAATGTGGGGATGCGCCTTAAATGACCCTAAAATAGTAGATTTAGATCCGGTTCAAAAAATGTGGATGTATGAAAATTGGGTTGCAGATCAGTTAGAACAAGCTGAATTAGCAAAAAATCATGCTTATTTATTAGCATCTTTTTATAATCCAGAGGGTGTTAAACAAGCATTAGGTATAGGAGCTAATGTAAGCAAAACTTCTGACGAAGAATTTGAAGAAACCTCTAAATTTATAAGAAAAAATAAAAAAGAAACTAAAAATGTTAATAAAAAAAGAAAAAAGCTAATTAGGTAAATATGGCTGATGATATTAATAAAACTCCTGTTGAAATAAAATCAGATGACATAGCATCTGTTACAGAAAACATGCGCCAACAAGGAGTTGTTGGCGAACGTGTTTCAGAAATTTTTTCAATTCAAAAGGAGATATTGGAACTAGCTCGTCAAAATTTAAATAATTTTAATTCTAGCCTTAATATATCAAAAGAAAATTTAAAAAATTTATCAAATCCTGCTTTAGCTATAAACTCGCAATTTGGATTACTTGCAACTAGCGCGATAGGAGCAACAGTTTCTTTTGAAAATTTAGCATCAGTTGATACTTCAAATCTTAGTACTTTTTCTGATCAATTAAAAGGAGTTTTAGATATATTAAAATCTCCTGGCTCATTCAGTGGAGCAGTAGTAGAAGAAGCTTCTAATGTAGTTAGTAAAGCATTGTCTGGAATTGTAGATAAAAGTAAAATAACAAGTGAGCTTTCTAAAGGAACAGCTTCTTTTGCTGCTTTTGCTGCAAATATACTCAAAACAGCAGATAATGGGCTAAGAATGCAACATGCATTATTACAATTATCATCTGCGACAGGTGGTTTTAGTGATTTGATGGATGAAGCCGGGCAAGATTTAACAAATATGAATCAATTGCTTGCTAGGCAAACTCTTTTAATTTCTGATGCTAGTAAAGATACTCATTTAGGAACTAAAGTGTTAGGAGAGTATTGGAGTCAATTAGGGCAAATTCCAAATGTTTTAAAAGAAATAAATGTTGAATTACCTGGGTCTTCTCGTTCTATAAATATTTTATCAGCAGCAATACAAATGTCTACTGGTACAGGAAGGCAGTATAAAGATGTATTGTCAGATTTAAAAACAGCTACAATTGAATTTGGGATGTCTACATCTGAAGCATTTAGTTTTACTGCAAAAATAAGTGAACTATCAGGGAAATTAAAAGCGCCTTTAGAAGATATTCAAAAGGGTTTGTTAAGTACAACTAGAGAATTTAAAGGTTTTGCGGATGCGGGTGAAGCCTCTGCAAGGCAATCAAGTTCTATTGCAAATATTATGAATACATATGGAGAAGCATTAAAAAATACTGGTATGACTGCACAAGCTTCAGTAAATTTAGTATCTAAAATGACTAGTTCTATTAGTAAGTTAACTATAGCTCAAAAAGCTTTTTTATCTCAACAATCAGGTGGTCCTGGAGGATTAAGGGGCGCATTTAACATAGAAAATATGTTAAGAAAAGGTGAAACCGAAAAAGTTTTTGAAATGGTTAAAGCTCAAATGCAAAAACAATTTGGTGGAAATATTGTGTCTTTAGAAGATGCTACAAAAAGCGATGCTGCGGCTTCACAATTGCAAAAACAAATGTTAATGCTACAAAAAGCACAATTTGCTACAAACGATCAAGAAGCTTATAGAATATTAGAAAGTTTTAAAAATATTGGAAAAGATAAAACTTTGCCAACTGAGTTATCACAAACTGCAGCAGCTGATCAAATAAATAAAGGTAAACAAATACAAGATTTATCTAGAACTTATTCGGGGGAATTAAAAGCTACAGTTGAAAATGCTAGATTAACTATAAATGTAGCTAACTTTGAATCAATTCAAAAAGTATTTGCTGCTTCAGCAGGAAATATACTTACAGATACTGATTCTCAAAGAAAAATGAGAGAATCTATAAAAAGTACATCTTCTGAAACAGATAATAATGCTTCAGTTGGAAGAATGGCTGCTGAAAATATTTCTGATACGCAAAATTTTGCTAAAAAATCAAAAACAATGGTAGAAGGGTTTGTAGATGGTTTTAAAAATATATTTGGAGTTAATCAGAGTAAAACCCCAGATGTAAAACAAAAAAAACAATTAGCCTCAGATATTAAAGCCTCAAGTGTGGTTGTAAAACCAGTGTTTGAGCCTTCAAAATTTAGCAGTTTAGATGAAAAAACATTTGGCGAAAAAGAAAATGCACCAGAAATTGTAAAAAATGCTGTAAAAGTTAACACAGAAATTCCTACTTCAACTCAAACGGCAAATCCTGTAAATAGAGGTATAAAAGAAAATAAAGAAATAAATGAAAACTTTAATGTTAAATTAAATGTAGAAGCAATTTGCTCTCATTGTAAAAATAGTTTAGAAATATCTGAGCAAGTATCATCTGTAAATGCATCGCATAAGAAGTAAATATATCGGAGTAAATAATGGCTACATTAAATGACTTAACAAATAAAGTAAATAAAATACAAGATACATTAAATGGAGATGAAAATCCATTAAATCTTCCAAGAAATACATTTGAATCAGATGGGTTTGCAGTGCCTCCAGCTTATTCTGCAGATGGCAATGGATTACCTCATAATAAAGTAATTTCTTTTGCTAAAGGTAAAATAAGAAGAAATATAATAACATGGTTTGTTCCAGAATTTGGAACAGTAAAAATGTATATAAATCCTAATAATATTTCATATAATCATAATAAATTAATTTATAAAGAGAGAACAAAAGGTGGATTTTCTTTGCAATATTGGGGAGAAGATTTATCTTTTATGAATATTAGTGGAACAACTGGTAGCTCAGGCGTTGAAGGTATAAATATGCTTTATGAAATATATAGAGCAGAGCAATATGCCTTTGATAGCTATGGATTAACATTAGATGCTAATAATGCTTCTAATGATTTAGCTACAAATATAGTAAATAAAGTTGGAAGCTTATTCGATAATCCTGGAGCAGCTGCAGGTTTAATTGGAGGTATAGTTGGATTAGATTCTGCTAACGCTAGTTTGGCAAATAAGAATATACCATCTTTAGCTCAGCTTGCATTTAGCGTAGAAATGTATTATGATGGCTGGGTTTATAGAGGATATTTTGATTCAATGAATTTTACAGAAAAAGCAGAGAGCTTTTTATGGGAGTATAGCATTAAGTTTATAATTACTCAAAAACGCGGATATAGAACAAACTACTTTCCATTTCATCGTTCGCCAATAGGACCAAGTGAATATAATACGCCTCATTCTTTTTCAAAAACATTAAAATGACTAATTTTTTAGACGAATTAAAAAACCAAATAAGTAGCCAATTTTCATTAGGAGAAAATTCTAATAGAACTGTAAATCTTGGTGATTATGGCAATAAAATAGACAAGTCTGAAGAGCGCAGATATGTAGAAGAAGGTTATTTAAGACAAGACCCTTATAATACTAAATCTAAAAAATTTGAGATCTTAATACAAGAGCCAGATGCGACTGTTTTGGTTAAGAAAAAGTTTTTTTCATCTATTGGAGAAAATTTTAGACCAGATTATATGGATAAAGATGAAAGAATTTATTACAAAGCTATGCAAGTTTTATTTGCAAATAAATGTAATCAAATATCATCTTTGGAAAAACTATCTAAAATTCAAAAAATATCAGATGCTTTTGGCAGCATAGATAATCAATTAATTCCTTTAATAATAACATTATCAGACTCTATTACAGCAGGATTTGGTAGTTTTGAAGGAGGTAATTTATTTGGAGGATCTAGCAATTTTGAAGCGAGTGCTAGTAAATTTGCTCAAGTTGCAGATAAATTAAGAAAAATTTATGGATTTAATGTCGCTAATAAAACAACAACATGGATTACTGATCCAACTAATTTATTTAGAACTAGTTTTGGTGATGGAGTTGGTGTAATTGAAATAACAAATTTTACAAGAATTTCTACAAACACATCAGTTAATTTAGGAGCAGGAAACTGCATTATAGCTATTAGCGATCCTTATAAAATGATGTATATTACTGAGTATGATATAGAAAAAGCAATTGCAGATGCAACAAGCTCTTTTTATAATCATAAAATATACCAATTTGGATTAGAGGCTGCAAATAAAGTAATTTTTGATGCTCAAAATAAATTAAACAAAAAAAGACAAAGTAGAAATGCAAGTAATATTACAATAAAAGTTAATCCAGATACTTTAACTTATAAAAGAGTTATTGCCATAGTTGATAGTTCAGGCAAAGAGATTATTTTTGATTATCATTCTGGAATTACTTCAAGTTTTAAAATTTCTGACGAATATTTATTAAATGGAGCTATCTTAGGGTATGATGGGCTTTCTACAGTAGGGTATGATGGGCTTTCTACAGAAGGTAATACATTAAATTCTGAGTTAGAATTATTTAAAGAATTAATATCTGGAATTTACAACAAAATGCAACTTGAAGCCAATTCAAAAAATGCATTTCAGACTTCAAATAAAAATACTAATTATACAAGAAAAAAGTTAAGATTTAATTTTTTGGGTAAATCTATAATACAGCCAATGGATTCTGTAAATATTTACATTAATTCTAAAAGTAGATTTGATGCTAAGTTATTAACAGGTGTTGATAATATGTTTACAGGAGTTGGTATTATTCAAAATTTAAACAATACCGTTTCTAATTTTAAAAATTCAATAGATACATTATTTAATCCAAGTGGCAGCGTTGCTATTCAAGCTGAAAAAGCAGCTTATGTTGGACCAACGTTTCCAAATATTTTATGGTCTATGCTAAGAGGTCACTTTGTAACAGAAAAAGAAGGCACTCATGTATTTGGTGGAGTTGTAACTAATGTAGATTCAAATGATAATGGATTAAATTCTAGTGTAAATATAAGATGTGAAGATAATTCATTTTATTTTAAACAAGGAATGATTAACTTTAAGCCAGGCGTTGATAATTTTAATGGCTCATGGTTTGATCCGATTACTCCATTTAAAAGCTCATTTGATGATGTTAATTCTAACTCAAACTCAAAATTACCTGAATTACTTGAAGAAAATAAAGCTTTGCTTGGCACAAAAAAGAGCGAATCTATAGCTAAGCATAAGTTAGGTACTTTTGCAGGATATAAAGTTGATATAAATAATTATATTCAAGACGAATCTGTTGATCCAATTACTGGGCAAAAAAATAAAGTTTTTTATGCTCCAGATGGACTGGCTTATAAGTGGAAAGAAGGAATAGGGGTATTTACTCAATATGGAGGCTCTTTAAATTTAAACGATCCTTTAAAAACAGGCTCTCCTAATATATATGCTGAGCCATTTGCAGGGCTAGATATTATGAATGTAATATCTTTATTAGTAACTGGAGTTCCTTATAATTTTGCAAATTATTTCAAGGCAACAAATAGTATTGATAATTTTGCAAATGATCCTCAAACTAACGCAAATGCTGTAAACTCTTATATAAATTCATTAAAGACAGATTTGAGCAAATCTAATTCTTTATGGGGGAATTTTATACCATTTAAAAACTTGGTAATGGATGAGCAATCTTTTGTCAAAGCATTGACTGCTCAAACTCAAATAATTAATCAAAATGCAGATATAGATGAAAAATTAAAAAAATTAGCTGATCTAAATAAAAAAGCAATTTTATTTAGAGCAACAAATATAGCAGATAAAAATAAGGATGTAGCACCTTCATTTGTAAATACAATTCTTGAGGCAGAATTATTAGCACAAAATATAAAATCAAGCATAATTGATATTAAAGAAAAGGCTAAAAGTACAAATCCAGAAGAAGTGTTTGATAATTTTTATTCTAAAAATCCAGATTTTGATGACAGCAAATCAGCGTCTAATTCTGCAAATAGAAGATACATTAGAAAGCAAGCTAATGCCTTGACTAAAAGAATGTCTTACAATGTAAGAGCTAATGATGATAAAAATTTATTTATTGTAGATGACTATTATGATAAAGACTATGATATTGCCGCCTATAATAAAAATTTAGTAGATAGTATTGGACTATATAATAATGATTTTACAAATACTTTAGACAAAATACGACTTGTTGCGGGACTATTAAATTTAGAGGTATTTTGTGATTCTCAGGGTCATATAAGAGTACGCCCTCCGCAATATAATAGAATGCCAAGTTCTATTTTTTACAAAATGATTACATTAAAGAATACATTGAATATTCAGGTGTTTCCTGATTTTTTAAATAATCTTTTTACAAATTCATTGCAATCTTTAAAAGAAAGAATTGAGGTAATAGAAGACCAAATTAGATTATATTGTGCCATATTAAATAAACAGACTGATTTTGAAGCGACACAATTTATTACCACTAACTCAGCTTCTGATAAGCAAGGTAATCTATTTGAATTTGTATCTACGTCTGATGGATTTATTACTGACATTTCTAATATTTTAGACCAAGCGAACCCTGATGTAAAAGATAATAGCAATTCATTTGGAACATTTTCTGTTGTAAAAAATCAAACAAATAGAGCTAAATTTACAAGTGTGCAAAAATATGGGGCAATTTTAGAAGCTTTAGAAAGTCAAAATTTAGCAAAAAAAGGATTTTCTGTAGATAATACTCCAACAATTAGCTCAAATAAAGTAAATGATTTAATTTCACGTATATATACAAAAACTGGTATGAAACTTGCTCCACAAGATTATTTGATATCAGGTGTTGATGGTTTGCAAGACGTAGAATTGCCAGCTATTAGTACAGTAGATGTATTTAAAGTAATTAATGATTTAGCTGATAAAATTAATGAAAGACAAGCTGCATTAAAATTATTTTATTCTACATTAAAAAATGTAACAGAATTAAGAAGTTTAGATGATAAAAATGATAATACTGGCAATGAAATGTTAACTCCTGGTATAACCAGAAATGTGAATATACCAGAAGTCTTTGAGCATATGATAGAAGATGAAAGTTATGATGATTATGGAGTTGGATCTGGCTCACGTTATATCTTGCGTAATAGTCAAATATATAGGTTATCAATATCTGAAAATTCTCCTGAATATACCGCTGTGCAAGTTGAAGGTATTTTAAATGATTATAATACAGACGCTCCTAGTGGGTTTAATTCTTTTACGGGTGGAGGTAATGGATTAGTTACAGCTGTAGCTGTAGATTATGATATGTGGAGAAGTTATGGGTTTAAACAAGCTCCATCATTAAAGGTGCCATTTTTAAACGATCCTATTTCTCAATGCGGACCATATGCAAGTATTTTATTAAGCAGAAATAGAAAAAATATAATAAAAGCCAGCGCAACAATCGCTGGAAATGAATATATGCAACCTGGAGAAGTTATTTTTTTAGAAGATAGAGGTTTATTATTTTATATAGAGACAGTTTTACATGAATTCTCTGTGGGATCTAAATTTACAACTTCATTAACATTAACATACGGTCATGCTCCAGGTGAGTATATTCCTACTGTTATGGATATGATTGGTAAACTTATTTATAAAAACAAAGATGTTGCTGAACTAGCAATACAAAGACAAGATTCTTCGGGCAACGATACAAATGTAGGTATAATTCAAAGGCATAAAAATAACATTACAAAAAGCAATACTCAAAACTATGATATTTCAAAGTTATTTTCTGAATCAGATGCAAAAGCAATAAATAACATTTTATATACAGCTTCTTATTTATTAAATTTAAACAAATCAAAAGGCAAGAATTCAATAGCAAATATTGAATTAAGAATATATTTTGATAAAACTAATCCAGTAAATCCTGATGTAAGACAAATGGCAGAATTAACCAGAGATGTGTTAATTGGCGTAAGGCATG